AATTGTTGTTTGATGCGATTGACCAAGGGAAGGTTCTAATCGCATGATATTTGTTGCACATAGAGATTTTGAACCACATGGTGATTATTACGACTATTGTTTAGGACGTATGATACATGATGATGGTGATGTTATTAAGTGGGATTGGACTATCTACAAAGCTGTAAGAGAAGAGGACTTTACAGAAGACCTTATTTCGTACAGAAGTTATGAAGAAATTTGTGGGTTAGATGTATCACCCTATGAAAGAAATATGTCAAAAATAAAAGAACTTTTTGAAGAAAAAGTCTTGACTTTGTTATCAGAACATGGTATAGTATAAACATAATGAGAGATGAGGATTCGGAAAATGTTGTGACAATAATCTAAGGACAAAAACAGTGCGAGTAGGTTCTCCCCATATGAATTGAAAGCTATGTCCAAACAAGGGGATATGGGGGCACATTAGATAAAAGTCCAGACTAGTGTGTATGACAGTGAAGCGACCACAGTAAAAGCCTGGCATTTTTTAAAAGAGGTCTTTATGAATAGGTATAGAAAATTTAACCCCAATATGTCTAAGAAGTGTTTAAACCCCCCAAAGTCATATTATATGGATATGTGGTCTGTAAGGTCTTTCGGGCCTAAGGGTGGTAGAAAAACTATTCACAAGTTATTAGTTACAGTGGTTAACTCAAATGATATTAAGACAAAGTATAGTTATACTTTTAATACTCTTGAGAGTTTATATCAGAAGAAGTTAGAAATTATTAAGAAGATTTCTTTAAAGTCAAGGTTACCCATTGTACAAGATTATACTATGAAAAATGCTTGGTACTTAATGCCTCGTTTTTCGGATAATCAAGAAGATTTATTTCATAATAAGAATTATATTGATGAACTTTGTTACACTGATTGGATTAAGGAATATACTGACCGTAAATGGGTTATTAATTGTAATAAGTTTTCTACAGAAATGGAAAAAAATGTTGCATAAAAGACTTGACTTTGTTATTAGAACATGGTATAGTATAAACATAATCGAAATTAAATAGTCATAAAGGAGAGAAAATATGGCACATATGGTAGAAACAATGGCATACGCTGGTGAGTTGCCATGGCATGGTCTTGGAGTGAAGGTCATTGATGATTTAACACCAGAACAGATGATGCAAAAAGCAGGAGTTGATTGGACTGTTGAAAAACAGAATTTGATTACTTCTGGTGGTTCAACTGTTTCTAACAAACAAGCACTTGTACGGTCTTCAGATGGTTCAGTTCTTGACGTTGTTGGTAAAGGTTGGAATCCAGTTCAGAACGCAGAAGCTTTCAATTTCTTTGAAGAGTATGTTCGTGCTGGTGATATGCAGATGCACACTGCTGGTTCATTAAATGATGGTAAGATGGTTTGGGCTCTTGCAAAGACTAACGAATCATTTGAGTTGTTTGATGGTGACGTAACAGAGAATTATTTCTTGTTCTCAAATCCACATGAGTTTGGTAAGGCGATTGATATTCGTATGACACCAATTCGTGTAGTTTGCAATAACACATTGACACTTTCACTATCACAAGATAGTAATGCAATGGTTAAAGTTAATCACAGAAAAGAGTTTGACTCTGCTGAGGTTAAAGAACAAATGGGTATCGCTCGTGAGAAAATGGAACAGTACAAATCAATGGCTGAGTTCCTTGGTTCAAAACGATACACTTCTGAAAATATCGTTCAGTACTTCAATGAGGTATTCGGTTCGCCTGCAAAAGAAAAGGTTGATAATGTAATTCCATTTACTTCCAACAATGCAAAAATCGCTATGGAACACTTGGATACACAGCCTGGTGCAAACTTTGCTCAAGGTTCATTTTGGAACGCTTTCAACACTGTCACTTTCATGACAGACCATGTTCAAGGACGTTCAAATGATGGACGAATGACTTCATCATGGTATGGACGAAATCGTAGGGTCAAGTTGAAAGCACTTGACAAAGCTCTGGAATATGCAGAAGCTGCTTAAAAAAAGTTTTGTGTGGGGGTTGATTTTTGAAAATTAATCCCCATATAAATAATAGTGATAATGTCCAGTACGAGGCCTTAATAGACCTTAATTGGTACAGAGATGGTAAGACATCTTAGGATTTATCGGTGCGGCCCACCGACATTATCATTATCGCATATGCCGTTATGGATATGCAAACATTAATCTTGCTTATATAAAGGAGATAAATTATGGCAAATTTAAACACACTTAGGAACGCTCTTCAGGCGTTTGATTACAACCACATGACTCCCTACGCAGTAGGTTTTGACAGACAGTTTGATAGATTGTTTGATTATGTTACACATCAAGCAGAATCAACTGGTGGTTACCCACCTTACAACATTCAAAAGACAGAGGATTACAAATTTGAAATTGAAATGGCTCTGGCTGGTTTCAGTAAGAAAGATATTGAAGTTGAAGTTGCAGAAGGTGTTCTTACAGTAAAATCAGTAAAAGATAAAGACACTGGTTCTACTGACGAGTATACACTTTACAAAGGTATCTCACAAAGAAACTTTACAAGAAAGTTTACTCTTGCAGATGATATCGTAGTAAAGGGTGCAGAACTTAAAGATGGGATGTTGACTATCTCATTGGAGAGAATTGTACCAGAGGAGAAAAAACCTCAACTAATTACTATCAAATAATTGATAGAAATACTGAGGAGTGACTTGACATCACTCCTCTTTTATGTTATAGTCTAAACAGTAAATCATGATAATAAGGAGAATATATTATGAGTAGACCTAGAATGTCTAAAAAACAGAAGGTACTAAACCTTCTATCAAAAGGTGAAAATGTAACATGGAAGACTTTGAGAAAAAGGTTTGACTTAACATCACCAACTAAAATGATTGATACTCTAAAGAGTGAAGGTCATTGTATATACACAAACGACACAACAAAAGGTGTCGCATACAGACTTGGTACGCCATCGGCTGCAATCATTTCTGCTGGTATCGCATCTGTACTTGGTACAAAATACGCATACTAAACTGAATTGGAGAGGGGGGTCTTCCCCCTCTTCCTAATATTATATTATGGAGTTTATATTTGAAAATCTTTGGTAAAAAAGAAGAGCCTGTCGTAGGACAATCTATAGAGTACAAATATTCTGAAGATAGAATATTTCATGAACTAAGAGAATATGTAGATAATACCTATGACCAACATTATTCCCAAAACAAATTCCAAGCGACTGAGTTCATTCTAGATAGTGGACACGGTACTGGATTCTGTATTGGTAATATTTTAAAGTACGCCCAACGATATGGGAAAAAAGGTACTAAAGAAGATGCAAGAAAAGACTTGCTTAAAGTAATCCACTATGGTATAATCGCATTACATAATCATGACAAGGAGAAAGATTAATATGAAACTTAGTAATGATACTAGAGAAGTGTTGAAGAACTATTCTACAATCAACGCTAATCTATTGGTGACTTCTGGTAATCAGATTGCAACAATGTCTCAAATGAAAAACATTGTATCAAAAGCATCTTTACCAGATACATTTGAAAGTGAATTCGCAATCTATGATTTGAACGAGTTCCTATCTGCAATGTCATTGTTTGATGACCCAGAGTTAGACTTTGGTGATAGTAGTGTAAAAATCTCACAAGGTGGTCAATCACTGAATTACTTTTACAGTGACCCAACTGTTGTGACTACACCAAAATCTGATATCACAATGCCTGACCCAGATGCAACCTTTACACTTAAACAAAGTGTATTCAATCAAGTATTGAAGGCTTCATCTGTTCTTGGTGTTCCAGATATGGTTCTGGATGTAAACGAAACTGGTCAAATGAACCTTAGAGTTTCAGACCGAAAGAATGATACTTCAAATAGTTTCAGTGTTGAAGTTGGAGAAGGTGGTACACCAAATCAAAAGTTTTTCTTTAAGGTTGAAAACTTAAAGTTACTTTCTGGTGACTACGAAGTTAAAGTATCCTCAAAGGGTATCTCTAATTTCAAGAATGTTAATAAGGATGTTGAATACTTTATTGCACTAGAAACTGCTTGAGGATTAGTTTATGAATGAAATATTATGGGTAGAGAAGTATCGTCCACAAACTATTAAGGACGCAATACTTCCGTTTGAGTTGAAACAAACATTTCAACAATTTGTAGACAACCAAAGTTGTCCTAACTTACTATTATCTGGCTCTGCTGGTTGTGGTAAGACTACTGTTGCAAAAGCAATGTTAGAAGAACTTGGTTGTACTTACATGATGATTAATGGTTCTGAGGAATCTGGTATTGATGTACTTAGAAAC